TGGATCTCGTGGTTGTCCCACGAGTTCGGCACGACGGCGATGCCCTGCGCGATGGTGTAGTTCTCGTTGCGAGCGAGCCGTATGTCGAAGGCGTTCGACGGGTCTGCCGTGTTGATCGGCAGATCCATGAGTTCGAGCGCGATCTCCTTATCGGTGATCATGCCCTGACCCCAGAGGTTGAGGACCTGCTCCTGTCGCGCCGCGCGCGAGGAGGCGAGACCAGTGCCCATGTTCACGCGGATCCGCATGCCCGGGTCGAGCTTGGCCGTCATCAGCTTGTGCGTCTCAGGGAAGCCCTCGCGCGAGTACGCCTGGAAGATCACCTCGGCGCTGCCGAACTGCTGGACCAACCGAAGCTGCTGCCAGTAGCCCTGCGCGATGGCCTTGCGGATCGTGCGGAGGAGTTCCTGCGCGCGGCCGTTGTCGTCTTCCTTGAGCAGCTCGATCGCCTTGGCCGAGTCGACGCGGCCCGGCACCTGCGCCTGACTGACTTCGTGCTGGCCGGCGACGTCCATCATCTCGTTCTCGATCCATGCGCCCTGGTCGTTGGGCGGCATCGTGGCGGGCATGATCAGCTCGGGCTTGAGCTGACCGCCGTTGGAGACGCCGCGGAGGATCTGACGCGGGGAGTCGTCGGGGTCCTCTTCGAGTTCCAGCTCGGCGGGAATCCACCACTTCGGATTCGAGAACGCCTCGCGGACCTGGATCATCTGCGCGTGGTACTTGTTCAGCTCCATCTGCGGGGTGCGTAGATCCGAGACGATCGAGGTGTAGTGCTGCGTGCCGGGGCGCATAATGGATCCGAGCTGCGTGAAGGGAAGGTGCCCGTGCTCGTACGGAAACGCCATCGGCTCGACGAGCGTCTGATGACCCGTCCAGGTGACAAAGAGGCCCTGAGGGTGGCGGCGATTGGGCTTCATCCATAACTCGTTGACCGTGGTGCCTTGCAGCACCGGGGCCATGCCCATCTCCCGTTGCAGCGCAACGCGAACCGGATCGGTCTTCTCGACGGTCTGCGGCGGGACCTCGATGCCGTAGATGTCGTATACCTGCTCGACGTCCATGAACTGCGAGTGGATCACCCATCGGCACCGAGAGAACTGCTTGGCGTACGGGTCAGGGTAGATATCGAGCGGCGAGCAGGCGATGATGTCACCGCGGCCATGCCCTTCGTTGAGATGCGGGTCCCAGATCCACTTGAGGTAGGACTCGGTCCCAGCGAGCGCCCATAGCGTCGCGATGGCGAGCTGCTCGTTGAAGTCGGCAACGTTCTCGTCAGAGAGCCAATTGAGGTAAGCGAGGGCCGCCTGCGACACACTGATGTCGCCAGGATCGTCACTGGCCGGGAGCACGTCGACCGTAGGCCGGTTCTGTAGGACGGACGCCTGCTCGTCCAGAACGAAATGCTTGATCTTGTTCGAGACAGGCCGCGGCAGATGCTTCTGGTTCGTCGGTCGGTCGATGCGGCGGACAGCCGTCAGCGTGTCGCCCCACTCGACATACTGCTCGCCGAGGAAGAAGGCGATGTTGAGCCAGCACTCCTTATCGAAGGGCAGACGCGCGGTCTTGGCGCGATGGAGGAAGTCCTCGAACCGCGTATTCGGATTGCTGCGTCCAGCGAGGCGGCGCAGCCCACCTTCATTACGACCCGGCGAGACGAGGCCCTGTGCGACCTGGGCGTCGGCCATTAGATGCTCGACGTCTCCTCACGCTTCCGGCGCGAGCGCACGGGCGGTTCGTTATCAAAGTCGACCTCTGGCGACTCGGCCTGCTCACGCGCTTGTGGCTCGGCGTGCCCGGGGATCGTGTTGCGCTCGCCGGCCGACAGAACTTCGCCGGTACCGAGGCGCGCGGCCATGAGCCGGACGCAACTCTCACAGACGACAACGTGCGGACTGAGGTGCGACTCCATGTCGTTGCCCGAAAAGATGCAGTAAGGCGGTTTGCAGTCAATCTGCTTCCGCGGTGAACAGATACAGCCGCCGCCACCCATGTTGTCGTTCGGGTTGACGTCGCTGACGATGAACTGCCCGTGGGCCATGTGATGCTCCTAGTAATCGACCATTCGTTGAGTCGATTACTAGGCTAGATAGCGCGGCCCGCGCGGCTACGAGGCGGGCTCCTCACTAGGTAGCGCGCGGAGGCGCTCGATCTCAGCCAACGCCGCACCGAGGCGCTTCTCAAGAATGCGCACCTGAAGCGCAGCCTCCTTGGCCTCCGTCAGCAGTTCGTCTTGCGCGACTTCCACTAGACCGCCGCAACGATCCGCACGTTACCAGCCGAGGTGCGTGCCGACAGATTGCCAGCGGCGTCCACGAAGAGGATGACGTGGCCCGCAGTCGGGTTGGTCGACGGGTCAGTCGAGTGGAAGATCGTGAGCGCGCTGCCCGCACCGCCGAAGTCACCCGACGTCGAGCCGACAATGGCGTTGCCCGAGAAGAACCCTGTGCCTCGGATCACCGTAGCGCCCGTGCCGCTGACCTGAAAGCGAAGCACGCCGCCCGAGTCCTTGAGCTGCACGAGGTCGGCGCCGGAAGCGATAGCCTGCATCAACAGGCCGACTGTCGAGGTGTCCTTCTGCGCGATCTCCACCATGCCTCCAGGCGCGTGACCGACCGGGACACCGACGCCAACAATACCGACGCCTGCGTTATTGGATCCGACCACTTTGAACCAATCGAGACCATTGAGCCGCGCGTTGAACGCGTTCCCCAGCACCGCCGATGGATTGTCTGTGGTCGACGTAATGAAGATGCCCTGCGCCGCTGTGCCGGTGCCTGCGTTCGCGGTCTGAAGGTCAATCGAGATAGCTGCCGCATTGGCATCGGACTGATCGCTCGGGCCAACATGAGCCACCTTGATCGTGCCATGACCTGTCTCAACGCCTGTCACCTCCATCGAGGAGAACTGCGGATTCGCACTGACCACGTTCAGCGCCGCTTGGGTCGGACCAGTAGTTGGGGAGTAGAAGATCGTGGCAGCATGCCCATCAGAGCCGGTGGCCTTGACGAACAGCAGCGCGCCCATCGATGGGTCAGCGTCACCGCGCACAGAAATACCCGACGAGGGGCTACCGTTTAGTACGCGGTCCGCGATCTCCTGTCCGAGGTCTGTGTAGCCCATAACTCTGAATGCTAGACAGCGCCTATCGGATTGCGCGGGTAATAGCGACGAGCGCCTTTGTGGCGTAGCTGCTTGCGAATCGCAGCGTGGATCTCGCCGTTGAAGTCCTGCGGGATGTTACGGCGGTGCATCGGCTGCATCGGTGCCTCACGGCCGGCGAGGAACTGGGCGCAGTTCACAAGGTGATCGTTCTTCTTGAGCGGCTCCTCCCGCGGATTCTCACCAGCGGCCCGCTGTGATGGCGTGAGATCCTTCCACTGGTAGTTCTGTATCGCCTCAAACGTCTTTGAACAGGTCTGTCGCGAGACGACGAAGCGCCGCAGGTGGATCAGATGCGCCAGCGCCGGGATGCGCGCGGCATTAGAGCTGGCGCCCGTATTGAAGGCGAAACCTTGCTTGGCGTACTGGGTCTGGAGCTGGATCATCGTGCCGCGGTCGCGTTGGGTAATGGCGTTCGGGTCGCTGACCCGCCAGCCGACCTGCATGCGCTGGCGTGCCTCAATGGCGCGCCACGACGCACAGTGCCCATCAACCGCGATACCAGGCATCTCGTACTCGTCGATGCCGACCAAGCGCCGGTTCTCGCGGTCAACCCACACCCACAAACCCGCGGTCGGATTCTCGGTGCCTGGATCCATACCCATCCACACAAGCGGCTGATTGATGCCCAACTCTCGCCAGCTCGGATGCGGGACGGTATGGGTATCCCAGCCCCACTCGTCGTAGATCTTGCCGGCGAAGTCCTCAAACTGACAGAGCACGTAGCGCTGCACCCACGGCCGAGGCATGCTGAGCAACGACTCAACGTACTCTGGCGGCAGGAACGGATTATCCAGCGACGTCGAGAAGAACGCCTCGGAACCGGCGACGCGCTTCGGACTATCCGGGTGATAACGGTCATAGATCCAGTCCTTACCCTCTGGGTTGGTTGCGCCCCACATCCCGCGACGCCAAATCTTGTCGGTGTAGCCCAGCTCGCGGGCCTCAGCCGTCAGGTCTTTCTGGCGCAGGCGGCCCGCCATCGCAACCGTCGTCTCCTCGTCGAACTCGCCCCACTCATCCCAAGCGATGAAGCCGAGGTTCATCGACTTGTATTTGCGCCAGTCGTCGATCGAGCGGAAGTAGACGGTTGATCCGTTTGGGAAGATGAAGCGGTCGAAGTGTCCTCCGGTACGGAGAAGTCGACCGGCGTTCCAAAGGTCAGGGGGCACCCGCTCTGCAAATACCGGCTCAGTAGTGTCGCGTAGCTCCGGGATCGTCTTGCGGGTGATAAGTCCACGTATGCCAGGCTGTTCGAGGCACCAGGCGATTGCCTCGTCGCAGATCGTGTAGCTCTTCCCAGAACCGAAGGCGCCGAAGTTGCACCGCTCTTTGGCGAGGCTTCGGTGAAAGGGTTCGTGAACACGGAGGCTTCGATTACCGAACTCGATGATCACGCCGCATGCCCTTGAGTGGTATGTCGCCGGGGTCGGTGTTGATCTGCTCTTGCAGATCGCTGAGTTGCTGCGTGACGCCCGTAGGGGTCCGCGGATCAAGGCTGTCAACAGCGCGCCAAATCTTCTTGAGGCCCTTGCGGAACGGAACGAGGATCAGCGTGGTGACGAGGCCGCCCGAGAGCGTGTAAACGGCAGCCTGCAGCGCCTTCGTCAGCACATTGACTTCGATCCAGTGCATTAGCCGAGCGTCTCCAGTACCGCTGCGCGCATACGCTCGAAGCATTCAGTGCAGCGGTC